TGTTTTGTGCAGGTATAGCGTTTACAGCGGTGTTGTATGCCGTTGCCGAAGCCCCCCCGTCTAACGCGCCGCTATACACAGCCATAGCCACCCCTGCAGCGTTTTTAACAGTGGTTATTGCAGCTTCCAAACGTTGTAGTTCGGTGCGTAAAATACCCACATTAACCAATCCGTTGTTGTTACCGCCATTGGCAATAATGCCGTTGCTGTCAAACTTCATAGTGGTATTGCCTATCTTCAATACCCATTTATCAATTTTGCTACATTGCAGTAAGCACATATCCACACTGTTTTCCATACGGCAAGCCACTACATAGCTGCCCTTTTTAGGAACTACATACACACCTTCATCATCGCCTGTAATCACTTTTAACCGCACATTGTAAACAGTTATCGTGTCGGTTAATTTCATGTCAAAAGTGTGTTCGTTTTCATCAACACTATCCACTGTTCCGCGATAGATTTCGTGCATACCCACTTCGGCAAGTTGTTTAATTCCCTCAAAAATTTTTTGTCTTTCCTTCGCTCCCATAATTAAATATCTGATAATTTAACGCCAATCTGTACATCTCGTCGTCCGCCACTTTGCCCATAAGTTGTTTCAACGCTTTCCACAAAATAATTGCCCTGCCTTTCCGGGTACTTCTTATCGTACAGCGATGCTCTGTAACCATTTTGCACAAACGGAATAAGAAAACCTGTATATGAACCCTCATAGCCGTCATAAGCCTCTTTTTTTAGCGCAGCTTCGGCAATCTCTTTTAATTTTTTGGTGTCGCTCACAATGCTTATGGTTTGTTTTTTTACCACCCCACCAGGTGTTCCTGCCGAAATGGTTACGGCTTCGCCTGTACTCTTTTTAAATTCAAACTGCACCTGCACTTTCACATCGTCTGCTTTGCGAAGTTTAAGGTTATCGGCACTTACTACGTTCCAACCTATGCGGTGTTTTATGGATTTTTGGGTTACATCTAAATACGTTAACCCAAAATACAAAACGTTGTTAACAAAAAACACAGTCATAGCACCGCTGAACAAGCCTTTTAAATATTCAATGGCTTTGTCGCCCGAAACCTTATCGAATTTTAAGTTCTGCAATTCAACTTCGGGTATTTTTTCACTCAAAACAATATCGGTTCCTTTAATAATTTCTGCAAGTGCATCTTTCAGTTGTACTTTTTTCCAACTCTTATCCACTGTAACCATTGTGCGAAGTTGATAGCTGTACCCTTCGCACTCAATAGTACAGGGAGTAGCAATATTTACACGCGACACAAAGCCAATAAACTCTTGTTCTAACTTTCCGTTGTAACCTAAGTTAATCATTACCTTGTCGCCTTGTTTAAATTGATGTGCAGTTAGTTTGGTTGATGAATAAGTATTGTCTTTTTGCTTTATTACGCTCTGTGTAGGCAGGGAAATAACGGCGGTATCAATGTATTCTAAGATGCTTTTTTTTATCTTCACATTGTTACAGCCGCGAAAGCGGTAGTTGCCTATTGTAAATATGCTATTGAGTACAAACATAATTAATCGCCTAAGTATTCAAGCTCAAGTATTTGGTCGGTTTTAAGGCTCATTTCAAAACCCCTAACGTGTTGATTGCCCTGTGCTTCGTTAATCTTTAAGTCAAGTATAATCACTTTGTCTGCGCCCTGCGTGTGGTTTTCGCTAAGCAAAAATATATCCGTCATAGGGCAGTCGAGTGTTAAGGCTTCGTTTCGGTTAAACAAAGTTTCAAGTTCTTTAATGTCGTCTTCCGGGTATGAGCCGTCGTAACCAATCACAAAACCTTTAATGCTTATTTTGTAATCGTCCACCGATATAAGTTCGTTTACAGTTCCTCTGCGGTCGGTCAATGGCGTTTCTACAATGCGTTTATTGGCTTGAAAACTTACCCAACAGTAAGGTAACAGTAAATCTTTCTTTGTGCCGATATGAACATCCTTAAACGTTACGGGCATAAATATTTCGCGACCTACCATATCTCTTGCGTAATACTTGCTTGGCGACCTGAAATTAACAAGTACTTGGTCGCTTATTTTCGGTGCAGGGTCTTTGGCAGGTTCAGCCGTTTTATTTATATCGTCAAACTTAGGCTGTTTGGGGCTTCCTGCAATTTTGCCCCATTGCTTGTTAAATAAATCTTGTAAGTTATAACTGTTTGTCATTGTATTTAATTTTTTTGTTTATATTTGTACTCCCAAGTCGTTAAGACTTTGGAAAAGCCACAGGTGGCAGGGCAAAGAGCCGATGCTTTTATCTCCCTGATTTGTGGCTTTTTTATTTTCTATATTTTAACACTCCTACTCTTTTACTTTCGGGGCTTTGGTTTTTATGGAACGTTTCAAATTCCATTTTACCTGCTTTATCCTTTATGATTGCGGTATATGCCTTACCCTTATAATACTTGATATAAACGTGTTGTAAATTACCCCTATGTTTATGCGCCCACACTTCGTTTGGATTTTCAATTACATCTTTAAAAATGTGGGCGTAAGAAGTTCGGTCGCTCCTTTCTTCCGTAGGGTCAGTAATTAATTTTTCCAAAAAGTTTTTACCCAAATCAATTTGAATATTATCAACTGTTTTTGCGCTCATTACTCCGTTTTTAGAGTTCTCAGCAAACCATTTTTTTACTTCTTCAGTCGTTTTTCCTGTTGGTGCTATCGGAAAGTCTTTTGACCGCAAAATTTCTTTAACAGAACGTAAGTTGTAATTGTCTTGTGCAAGTAGATTATTCGGTTCGCCACCCGATTTATATTGCATATATGGGTGTTTGTTTTCATCGAATATCATTTTACTTTTACCTACATTTCTTTTGAAATAAGGCTTCACATTTGCGGACTTTGTTGCTCCAATTAACACACTTTGTTTGTCAGCTTTAGCACCAACAGGTGCAGGTATCATTGTACATCTGCAACCCCAATCGTTTGGCGGAAATATCTCATTCAGCAAGGGGTCATCAGACTTAAATATTTTACCATTCAAATCTTTGTGTGATTTACGCACTTTGTTATCTATTACAGCGCGGTATTCCAACAACTCATATTGTTGCAGGCTTTGCCATTTATCGGCAGACTGCGCCATACTGATTGCTGAGTTATATTCAGCCCGTAAATAGTTGTCGTCAAATGCTCTGTTGATAGGAATTACCGCATTTCTAAATGCATTATAACTTACCACATCGCCTTTATCATCAGTCATTTTGCTTTTGAAAAATTGCATTTTAGCAAAGGTTTTAGCTGCACTAAACGCAAATATATTTTCTTCCAAATAGGCTTTCAAAGTATTGCGATAATCCGTTGCTTTAAAAGAACTACCGCCTAACCCACGCATCACCGCTTCGGTTAATTTTTGTGCAACTCGGAAGTAGTAGCCTTCGTGTATCTGTCCGTCTTTTAATTCGTCTTTAAACACCTTTTCAATAAAGTCATCATTTACGTTTGGGGCATCGGTAAGGGTAATAACCTCACCCTGCCACGCTGTTTGACAACCGCAGTCGCAATCTTTGTAAAAGTCGCGCAGCGAAATTATTTTAGCTCCGTTCGCTATCGGAGCATTACGAAAAGGATCGCTTAACCCTAATGGTTGTTGTTGCGCTTGTGCTTCAAGTTTGGCTTTCTGCGCATCGTAATCGGCAGGTTTTTCAATGCCGTATTTTTCGTAAAAGTGTTCGTCCGAAATCGGTAGTTTAGCTTCATTCAGCAAACGAAGTTCAATGTTTAACTGCTGTTCCAAATTTAAACCATTATCGCTTTTGGTTTGTACCATAAACGTACCCTCAATCGCAATTCCGTTGGCTTTTAGAATAGCCTGTACACGGCGGTTTAAAATGCGTGTAACAAAAGCTAAATCGTTTCGGTTAATATCGTTTTCTGTGTCTGCGTGTACAGATGCCTGAGCGTAGCCACTGCTTGCGCTGCTTTCGGTAGTTTCAGTCTGCCCCAAAATAAGTTTGCTAAGCTCGGCATTGCAAACAGAAATAAAGTTGTTGTATAGGTCGCCTGTGGGGTTGTTTGTTCCTCCTTGTAAAAACTGTAATTGAGTTCCTGCCGGGCGCACAATTTGTCCGCCGCTCCCCATATTGTTTAGTGCTTCCTGCAACAGTACGCGCTGTTTTTCGTCAAATCCATCCCAAACAGCATCAATCAATGGCATACCAAACACTTCTGCAAACTGTGCCCAATCGCCAAAGTTTCCGCGTTTGTAAATAACATACTGCGCGGCACTCAGCAATAAGCCCAAGTCTTTTTCTTTACCTACTTCCAACACAGTATCGGCATAAACACCCGAACGAATATCCGTACCTGTATCACCTGTTTGTTCGTAAGTAATCAATCCAAGTTCCGGGCGTATGTGCTTGCGCGGAATGTTGAAAATACCGATAGTTCCGTCTTGATGAAAGTCGAACTCAATCATTGAATAACCCCAAAACTTCGACTGCATAATTTCGATAAGCAAGGTTTCAAATTCGGGCGTATCAATAAACTTGTTCATTGCCTCAACCTCTTTGTTGTTGGTATCTAAAAATGTCCAATCAACATTGGTAACTGCCATAATGCGTTTATCAATTACCGACCGCAAGTGTGCATCAAGCAATATATCTTCGTACAAGTCGTACAATTCTGTTCTGCGCGGAATAGTAGCTTCAGCGGTGCGCATGGCAGCACGCCATTTTTCAATATCCTGAGAACGCCTATAAATAGGGCGTATGGTTAACTGCTGTATAACGGGCGGTTTTTTATATCCGTCTGAATCGGTGATCGCAGTTTTCGATCCCATAAAACCTGTTACGGTTACTCTTTTTTCAATTTCTTTACTCATAATTAAAAATGATTACCTCTTTTGCGGTTACTTGAAACGTGGAAGAACGTTGCGTATTTTTCGGGTTCGGCAGGAAGCCAATTTACAGGCACAACTTTACCCGATTGAATATCTTGCAGCCATTTAACAGCCCGGTCGTATCGTGCCTGTGCATCTTCATAATCGGTATTTGCGTTAGCAATACCGATAAAATGCCACTTCGCCATATTTTTGCAATGGAAATGTAAAGTAGGGTCGGCAGTCCACGCAGGGTCGGCATTCACGTTATCAAACAACTGATCAATATTGTAACGGCTCAAATAGCCTTTCGCTTCCGAAATAGCCGTATCAATGGCTGTTTGTAATAAAGTAGTGTCGCCCTGTGCTATCAAGTTTTGTGTACCTTGATAAATGTGCGTTTTCATTTGCGCGGTTGTTAAAAATGCCATAGTTAAAAACGTTTTTTATTATACTTTGGGTTATAAGGTCGTACCGAAATATCGGCTTGCAGACTTGCAGCTTTGTTGTTAATGATGAATACACCGCCCTCAACTGCATCGGGCGCATCCATTGTTTTGCTGTTTGGCGAAGCCGATTTAAACTGAGCCACCAAACGTTCAAAGTGCGGATTGTTTTTTTCCTGTTCGTTCAAAATCAATAATCCGTTTCGGTTTATTGGTTCAAGTGTTGCTTCAATGCGTGTGTATTTATCGCCTTTGGCGCGCGTGTCGGGTATAAGGTGTACGCTTGTTCCGCGTTCTTTGTTTTTAGCCTGTATTAAGGGATTTATAACCTGCGTATAAAAAGGATCTTGCAGACTGTTATTTTCTATAAAACGATACAACACTTTTGCGCCTTTGCAGTAATCCGAAGCTGCGAATACCCACTCAATAAAAGTATTCATATTGGCGTGGTCAACGAACGCCTTGTGAATATATCTGTATTGCCCTTTGAATGATAAAATAACAACCGCTTTGCAACTATTGCTTGCCCCCGACTTAGTGGTGGGTTTGTCTTTATTGCTTGTGCTTGGGTCGCAATAAATCAACATAAACGGAGGTTCGCTAATGCGTGGAACTTTACCGAATATCATTTCGGGGAATGCTTTGCCTGTGCGCATCGGATTATTAAAAAATTCTTGTTGCGAAGCCTCATAACTTGTTTTGCTAATCATAAAATCAATGTCCGCTTCGCTATTTTTGTCCCATACTGACTTGCCGTTTTCATCGCGTATGTTTATAATTTCGCAATGGTCGGCTACTTTACCTGCACGAACCACACAGCAATCTTCGGCAATAATATTTCCCAGCCAAATAATTAAAAACGGATTAGCAATATCAACAGTGTAGAACAACG